AGTTATACCAGCCATATGTGTCGCGGAACGATTAGTAGATACCGCAGCTACAATATTTTCAAACGGTTGGTACACTGCAATGAGAGCTCCTTGAAGGAATTTATTAGCATTTACTTTAATAGTTACAAGCAAATCGCTCCTCATATACCTAAAATTACGCATTTTCTCTTGAATGAATGTTGAAGCACTTATTATATCTTGTGGGAATGTCAAACTTACCAAAGGCGTATTCGGCCCATTGAACGACATGGCAGCATCAGTAGTGGCCCATGTATCTGTGGAAACCAAAACTGGACGAGACAAGGAATCAGTAATTTGAAAAGAATCCTTTGTTGCAGTAGACATACCAGCATTTCTCGCCTCAAGACCTGAAACAACATTATTGGCTTCAACATCAACAAATGTATCAATAATTTTCATAGACGAAGCTGCATTCACCTTTTCAGAAGGCAAAATTTCATCATCGCCTGCTTGCATAACGATTTTGGATAGCCAATTTTTATCACGACTATAAAACACCTCACGCGAATAACTCGCATGATGAAATAAACTAAATTCGCTAGAGAACTTCATTTTGAAATAAACGGCTTTTTAATCAAGGGTTCCACTTGAGACAGAAGTTTAAAGTCCTCCTTCAAGACTATACATTAAAATATATTACAAAGGTCTTTTGAATCAAGAGACTAACTTGAGATTAGTATATTTCAAGGCCCCTAACCAGGGTCAAAATTTGTTTGAAAGGACGAATTAATGGACAACAGACCAATAATTCTCACTCGTGTAGGACCTATGTAAACGAGTGTTGACTTGCGCTTCATAACTCTTACAAGCAACGCCTTCCATCTTGACACATTTAAGGGCATTAACAATTAAAGTACGATATCGATTATAAAGCTCCTTACCATAAAAAGATAATTCAAATAAAGCCGTCTCTACATTCAATCTCGTAGCTTCTCTTTTGTTCGAATCTGTTACCCAAAGAATCATTCCCATAATAGAAGACATTTTAAGTTGAGCATTCAACTGACCATCTACAAATGCAAATGTTCGGGAACAAAAATCTAAACCTTCAATAGTTTTAAATTGTTTGAACGAACCCTGTTTGTCAGACGGAGTTAATGTAACACCCAAAAGAGACAATTCATTAACAATATCAAGTGGCTTAATCAAAGCATCATCATCTGTTCCAATAGTTGCATCATCACCCATAATAAGCGTATCCACTTCTTTAACGTAGTCACCATATCTTGGATAAACAAAGTCTTCCACTTTGGAGAATCTTGCCGTAAAATAACCTATAGCTATATTAATATCCGACATGATGCAATTACCACAGAGAGTAAACGGATTGCCAGAAGTCCACAAATAAGGTACCAACACCATCATGGAATTACCATTCGAAACGGTATATGGCTGATAATTTGCAAATACTTTTGACATTATGCGTTCTTTTGTATCCATAGATAAAGAAAAATCGACTAAAGAATTAGATTGACACTTGTCTTT